TGTTGGTTCCTAGAATCTCAAAGTCTCTGTTTGCTGCTCTTGCGACTTCGACCGTATACGCTTGGTCAATGTTTGCATTGGTTGCTGGTCTTTTCTTAAACCATTCTGTTAAAAAATACCTGTCAGAAGTTAAAGCACTTCTGTTGGTATTGTTTGCATTGGTTCCATGTACTACAAGTTGGCCAGCAGTAGTAATTTCAACTTTATCGTTGATTTGATTACCTGATGAGCTATTTGTAGCTAAGTGTTGAAACCCGCCTTCGGACCTAACCGGTCCACTAAAAGTTGTATTCGCCATAATTTTTTCTCCTGAAAAAATAAGTCTTATCGTCTTGGCTTGTCTGCTAGGTCAGTCGATAAAACAAATATAATTATCCTAGTCATATTATTGTATAACAGATATCGGTTTAAATGTAGAAATAATAAAGCTAGTAGATAATCTTGTATTCTATTGATAGGCCACCTTGAAGCAATTGCTCTCGGTATTTTTTAAGCATTTTCTTTGCAGCGTACTGTACGGCTGGGGTCCAGATTAACTGTTGGGCAATAGATTTGCCAAAACGACTGTCTAGGCCATTGTAACCTTGACCGTCATCTTCCAAAGCACCATCGCATTTTGATGCAAGAAACATAGCGCAAGATTTCATGGCATCTACGACGTCAGCGTTAAAAGGTATTAACTTTTTATTGTGAAACATCTTTTCTACTTCTTCAACGCCAACCGCTAAATCATTAATTGAAATGGTTTGATCAAGCATTTGCACGTTATCTAAAGCTTTATCTAGCACTTTTTGCTTGCCTACCAAAGCTTCAGCCATTCTAGCGTCTATAGATCCATCAACAACTAAATGTTGCACTAATACAGAGTCTACTTGTCCTATTCTGTGGCAACGGTCTTCAGCTTGGCTCATGTTACCTGGCACCCAATCTAACTCAGCAAAAACCACATGGCTTGCCTTGGTTAAGGTAATACCAACACCAGCAGCACCAATTGTGCCTATAAAGAAATCTGCTTTGCCAGCTTGAAACGTGTCTACAGATTCTTGTCTGTGAGCTTGATTGCAGTCACCAGTCAAAGTAACGACTGTTTTTCCAATAGCCTCTAGACCATCTTTAATACCTTGCACCACATCTTTGTGGTGTGCCATAACTACAACCTGGTGATCTAAGTCCATTAAATGATCTACTACGTCATTAACTTTAGCCAATGCCATTTGATGTCTCACCTCAGACATTTTTTCAAACGACACCTCTTCAAAAGTTGTTTCTTCTATTGCATCAGATAGCGCATCAAATTCTTTGGTTAGTTCCTGTGTATAACCTTTACCTGGCAATACAATGACTTGGCGTCTTTTTGCTGGTAAATCTTTTAAGACTTCGTCTTTTTTTCTTCTAATCATAAAGGATTGGCGCAACCTTCTTTGTAGCTCATCTAGATTAGAAGACCCGCTAAAATCCCAACCAAATGTACTTTTGTAAGCGCCAGCGTACTTTCGTGCAAAGCTAAAAAAGTTGCCAAAACTATCATGATCCAGGTAACCAGCTATTGGTTGCAGCTCTATAGGCCTGTTGGTTATAGGTGTTCCTGTAAGTAACACTTTACGACTTGCTTTTATGCTTACCGCTACAGCTGTGCGCTTGGCTTTTGGGTTCTTAATCTTGTGTACTTCGTCCATAATAACCATGCCCCAAGTCCTAGATTGCAACGCTTCAGCGTGTTTTGTTAGCACATCATAGTTGATGATAACCACGTCAGGATTTGATGGGATCTTTTCCCCACCCCCATTAACAACTTCAATAGTGCGCTCAGAGACTAGCCACTTCTCCATTTCATTCTTCCAGTTTAGCTTTAGAGACGCCGGACAAACTACTAATACGGTTTTTGGATTAGTAACATTAATTGTTCCTATAGCCTGGATTGTTTTGCCTAAACCCATTTCGTCGGCTATTAATGTATTTGTGCGGCCAGAGGCATAAGCAATGCCAGCTCTTTGGAACGGTAAGTAAGCCAGGCCTTTAGGCACTGGTATAACCATGTCTGAATTAGTAGCTACTGATTGCTCAATTGCATGATTATCATCAATCATTTGGGTTACAAGCCAATCATCGTTAATCTTGCTGACGGCGTAGCCAGCTTTCCTAATAGCCATTTTCTTGACTTTCCACAACGCCCAAAACTCTGGAGTAGGCTTAGCTGTTTGCATTAACCTTCCATCAGACTGTTTTTTGCCTTTTGACCAATCTAAGTTTAAGTCCATTGTTGTCTCCTTTTTACAAGTTATGCTTTATTGTACATTATATCGTGTCGTTATGTACAACTTTATGCACAAATATGTTGTATAAATTAGACATAAAAAAAGGGACCCGAAGGCCCCTTTATATAACAGTAAACGCTGTTACCCGTAATTACGCACCTTGTGATCCGTAGATTCCTCTCCAGTCACTAAAGCCGAAACTGTATCTTTCACGAGCCTTGTAACGGATGTTACCAGTCGTAAAGTCAGCTTCCATAGATGTCTCCATCGGGCTTCTTTGGAACATCTTGAGGCCTTCACCTTGAGATGTTACAGAAGTCAGAAGAAAGAAAGCATCTGGATCAGTTAGATAATGATTAACTGTGTAACCGCCAGAAAGAACACCAGTGCTCTTAATTGCGTTCAGGTCATTATCAGCAGATCCTGGTCTTCCTTGTGAGTTTAAGATTCTGTCAGCAACAAACACTAGCTGTGGTGGAACCACAAGTTTGTCAGCTTGAACAGAAATCGTCAATCCACGATCATCTGTAAAGGTAGCGATATCAATTAACGCGTCTTCTAGTGAAGTCTCATTTAAGTCAGCCATTGATGCAGCTCTATTAGCAGCTGTGCCACCGCCCGCTAGGACGTGCGCAGTGTTAATAAGAGATACGCCATCGCCACCTGTATGAGATGAAGAAAATGCGTTGTTCAATACGTCAGCGCCTTTGACTTCTTTGGTGTTAGCCATCGATTTCGCTAGTGCTTTTGTATATCGTTTACCTAAAGAATCGTAAAGGTTATCCTCTACAGCTTCTTCTGTTAAAGCAAATGCAAGCGCGATAGTATCGTGCGTGTATCTGCTAGTGTAACTTTCAGTAGCTTGATCGAAATCGACCGAACCGCCTTCAGTTTTCGTTGGTGCTCCGCCAAAGCCGGTGATTAAAACTTCTTCTTCAAAGGCTCGTTGTGAGTCTTCTTGGGCGAAGATTTCAGCGTATTCGTTTGTGTATTCGTCATACGACATACCAAATAAACTGTTTAATCCTGGTTCTAGCTCTTTAGCTAATTGTGCTCTTGAAATTGCCATTTGCTAACTCCTTATGCTAGACCGTTTTGCTTAATTCCATACACATGGTTCTGTATTGTACAGTACACATTTGTATTAGAAGCAGCTACGTCTTGGTTATTGGGATCCTGAGAAATATCAATTACTTTCAGGGGTAAAGTTGCAGTTGTCGCACCTGTGGATACGTCAACTTCATCGCCAGATATACCTGTTTTGGTAGAGCCGGCATTTGTTTTGATAACATCAAAGTTACCAAGTAGATCAGCAATCGGGAAAGCTGCATCAGATTGAATCTCATAAATAACCATAGGGTCATCGATGATATTCGCAATGATGTCTGCTGCCGCAGTGCTTGCTGGGTAATAGTTACTAAATACTTGTTCGCCTGATGTTGGGTCCGTAAAAGTGCAACCATTAAAAACACCAACAATTGGAACAGTTCCTCCGACAGCGTGTATTTCTACACCACCACCAGTAACTTGTGCCACCAGGTCGCCCTGGAATATGTTTGTGTCATAATCGTTTGCAATTCTATAACGAGATTGTCCGCCGTTGTACGGTGACCCACCAATCATTCTTACAGGTTTTAGTCCAAAAGAAGCGTCTTTATTCGCCATTTTAGTCTCCTAGTTTATGATTAAAGTACATTATTGTACTTGTTATTTTTTGCCAAAAGATACTCTTGAATCCCTTTGGGGATCATACTTAACATATCTACCGTCTCTTCGTGATTCATTAAACATAGAATTGTCTAATGCATCTACAGCGTCCTGACTTTTACCTTGGTAATAGTCTCTTCGCTCTTCAACGGTTTCATTAGGTATTTTTGCAAGAAGTAATCCTTCATTATATACGATGCCAGCGTGTCGGCTATGTTCGTCCGCTGTCGGTAGTTCCCAATCACTAGGAAGATCTGTACCTCTTACGAGTTCCCAACCTTCTCTTAAACGTCTACTGACGTTTGCGCGATCTTCTTGTCCCAACATTGACTCCCTAATCCATCGGTATGTATACCCTGGAGGAGCCGGCGGTGTCTCTAACCTTCTAACTGGTCGCCATGGTTTCCTACGAGATTCTTTATCGTGTGCCTCGGAGTCACGAGAGTTCCTGTTTGCAGTAACTTTTTTTTCATCAGTCATTATATTGCCTCCCTAGATGCAATTCGTTGCTTTTCAGCTGCCACGCGCTTCAACCAAGCGTCTTCGCTCATGTTGTGCGGTTTTAGCCCTCTAAGGCGTTCTACTTCTGACTTAGAAAACGTCACGCCATTTTTTTTGCCTTGTGTTTTTTGACGACCACTGCCTACAGTGGAGGAAGCTACTCTTTGCACAGAGGGTTGGGCTTCGCGTTGCTCGTCTTTACTTACACTTGCGTTTTGCAAATGTGGGTAAACTTTATAAACTCGATTGTTTAATTCTTCATAGTAATCATTACTATCCGGCTCATGGCCTTCATTAATAAGATTGTAATGCTGGAAATACGCATATTGTGTAGCTTCTAAATTGCTTTGATCAGCAGCGTCTCCATACCATTTATTTTTTTCATACCAGCTTAGAGCCTCAGATGTTGGTTCAACAACTGCTTGTTGTTGCTGTTGTACAGGCTGTTGCTGCATTGCTTGTTGGTATTGAGCTTGTTCGTTGGCTTGTCTGTTTGTAGCCAGTCTTATTTTTTCTTTCTGAATACTTAGATCACTTTTTAAAGTGTCCGCTTTACTCATTAGATCTGCATCACCAGATTTTACTGCCTTCTTATAAAGATCATCAGCTTGTTGCTCTTTAGCAACCATGGCTTCTTGTTCTTTTTGTAAAACAGTTCCGGCTTGGGCTTGTGAATGGTTGCGCAAAGCTTGTATTTCAGCTTCACGTTGATGTGCTATCTGCTCGGCCATTGAAGCTCTTTCTTCAGCTGCCCTGGTCTTTGCATTTAACTTGTTAATTCTTTTGGAAACCGATTTTGTATAGACTTCTAATTCGTCATCCGGATTGGCTCTTGCCTCGACAACAGCATCGTCCTCGACGTTAATTTCGATTTCTTGTTCTTCAGCTAGGTTTGTATTTTCTATCATATTAGACACTCAGTATATCATCAGGATTTAAGATTGTGGCGATAACCTCATCATCGTTAATAATTCGGACTTCTGCGCCATCGTCCAATTTAAATCTAGCACCGGAATAACGGCCTATGAGAACCCATTGTTTCTCTTCACACCATTTTTCTTCGCCATATTTTTGCTTGTCGCCGTAACATAAAGGACCTTGTTTCACGACATAAGCAACCACGGTAGCCAAAGCTTCTTTATCCATGGTAGATTTTGTGAGTATAATTCCGCCTTCTGTTTTTGCTTTACCGCCGTAAGGCAATACAAGCATTCTCCATCCAGTTGGTTGCGGCATGCGATCTAAGGCAGACTGCTCTAAAATTGTAGGGTCCAAAACCTTATCATCTATATCTACATACGCATCTAAAACTGTTTCTGATTTCGCCATACTATTTTTCCTTATTAAGTTCCTTTAATTCGCCTTCGATATAGTATAACGCATTTAGCTCACCTTGCAAAAATTTATAATGTTCTATACTTTCTAGTGCTCCAGACATAAGTGTCTCAGAGATTTGTTTTTCACGATCCCTGACTAAGTTCTTAACAACTTCAAAATAAGTAAGCTCTTCCATCCGATTTAATTCCTAACTTTAAACTTTAAGCCTTTTGTTGCCGCGCCCTTGCCTTTCATGTCAACAATAGCAGTAACGCCTTTGTTTTTACCAATTGCATTAGGATTTGGCTTATCAAACGACTTATTATTTGGTACTTTCTTAATAGTCATAACGTCTCCTTTTATTTATTATTTGAACCTTTTGGTTTGCCTTTTGGCTTTCCTTTAAATTTTGCCGCAGGTTTTTTGACGGCCGCTTTTTTCTTTACAACAACCACTGGTTCTTCAATTACAACTTCAACCACTGGTTCTTCAGTTACAACTTCTTCAACTACTGGACTCACCGATGCCACAAATTTCTTCCATTCTGCTGGCGAATTCTTTGATGATTCTATATCAGCCATTTTTTTAGCTATTCTTCCCATATTTGCTAAGTGCGATTTAAGCTCTTGAGCTTCTTTGGCTTTTCTTGCATTAATCTCAGCCTGGCGATCCAGTTTCTTTTGCTTTCTTAATGTTTCAATTTCTGTAATCCTATCACTGTTCATATTTTATCCCCTGGACCTAATTTCTCATTTTTTGTTCTAATTCAAGCAACTTAAGGTCCGCCTGTTGCTTCAATCTTTGTATCGATAAATCTAGTTTATCATCAGCAACGTCTTTTTGTACATTTATACGCTGACGTTGGATTTCGTTCTCTAATAATTTCTCTTGTCCTCGCTGACCCTGTTTCATTTCAAACTGGTTTTGTTCTTGATCCACTTGTTTGTCTTTAAGGTCTAATTCTTGCTGTCTAATTGCAACCAAAGGATCGTCGGCGCCACCTTGGCCAATAGATTGTAAAAATTCTTGTGTAAGCTGTGCCAATATTGGAGAAGCAAATTGATCTTGTATCATCTGTATTTCTGTTGCAGCTGACCCAGCCTCTTCGGGAGATAGCTGTTGCATTTGTTCTTGTACTGAATCTATACGTTGCTTCACTTCTTCTGGTATTTGCTCTTTGGCAAGTTGAGATGCCATAAATTGCAAATGCTGCATACAGTGACTGATAATTATAGATTGTATTTGCGGGTTCTCTTTTACTACCTGAGTAAGAAATAGGCTTCTATGAGCTTCAACGTGCGATTGATGATTCTGAGATTCAAACGCTTGCTGTGGCTGGCCCATCATTAAACCAGCATTCTCTAGGCCAGAGTCTATCGGCTTTGGAGTTAGGTCTGGGGGTGGTTGCAACAAACTTTCTACATTATCAACACCTAAAGCAGCATACATTCTTTTATAGGCTTCAAAAATACCTAATGGTCCATGTATCTCTGGGTTGCTCTGAACCATTGTTAATAGTTCTTGGGCTAGAGTAATTCTTTGGCTTTGACTAAATATGTTAGGATCCGATACCGGAACAACGTCAATACGATCATCAAAATCTGTTTGTTTAATTGCACCAGGGCCAGTGCCAGTGTCATATCCATAGTCTGGTGGTAAATATTCAGCAAATACTTTTGCAAGTAATCCAAATTCAAGTTTTTGTGCGTAGTGCAATCTTTTGTGAATTGCGCTCATGACTTTGGTGCCACGCTCTAATAAAGCCACTGTTGTGCCAACAGGCATAGCTCCGTTTGCGTCGCCAATATTTGTGTCAGCTATTGCTGCAAATCGTTTACCTGAATCTACTAAGATTCCCAAAAGCTGCATCAATACATTACTTGGCTCTTTTATAGGTAATGGTATTAAGTTTTCTTTTAGACTTCCGCCAGTTGTATCTATATCTCTAAATTCACCAGGCTGTAATGGCTCATCTTCATCTCTTATCCTCATACCCCTGGCTTTGAAACCAGCTGGTAGATTTGCTAACGTACCAGCATCAATTAACTGTCGTAAGATAGATGTACTAGCTTTAGATATACCGCCAATCATGTGTGACAATCCTAGGCCATAAAATCCAAGCCCAGGTAAAAATTTGTATTGTACAAAGAAATTAATTTTGTTTTTGTAAGGATCCGTTTCATTATAGTTTCTGCGGATTGCTAAAATTTGTTCTGATTGCTCATCAATAGTGACAATATATGGAAGTTTTAATCCAGTAGGTTCATCGTCGCTTCCTATGTCCTCAAACCCTTCTAGGTCTAAAATAGTATGTACTTCGTAAACGACGTGATCTCTATCTTCTGCATAGCTGCTTTTAACACCTTGCAGCTTGTCTATTTCTGTTTGCACTTCTGATTCTTCAGACTGATACGAATGCTTACTTACATCTACGTCGGTATAAAACCCAGAAAGCTGTTGTTTTTTAATTTCGTTGTGCGACATATTTATCGCATGAGTGACTCGCTCTGCACTTGATAGGTTAGAAGCTTCGTAAGGGACGATTAAATCTTCAGGAGCAATAAATTTAGAAACCGCTCTGTTTAATACGTTGTCGTAGTAAATTTTCTTAAACGCACTTCCAGCTAGAGGTAAATAGAAAAGCAACATATCCAACTCTGGATCGTATTCTTCCATGACATTCATAATCTGGTAATTCATATACTCTTGTACACGGTCTGCCTGTGTTTCTGTTTCTACAGTTCGTGCGCCAATTACCTGTGTTTTTACAGGGCCTTTTGCTGGCAACATTTCTTTATAAGCTTGTGCTTGGAATTGAGTAACGGCCTCGGCCAAAATAGGGTGAATTACCCCAGAGCTGCCTTCAAACGGTTGTGATCTTCCTTCATCAAACTTCATGCCTAGGTATTTTAGGCCGTCAGTGTAAGTTTTTTCCCACTCTGACCTAGATTGCTTGTCTTGGTCAATAGACTCTAGAATGTCACTAGCTAGTTCACTTAACAGGCTCTCATCAACAAAATCGGCTAAATTACTGCCAAAAGCAATCTCAGGAGCCGGATCTTCAAACTGCTCGTCATCTAGTAAAACGCCCTCTTCTGCAACCAAAATTTCAGCAGCGTCTTTTATTTGATCTGCACGAGATGCTTCTGGGAAGACTTCAACACTGGAGCCAGTGACTTGGACGTCCGGTGTATCTCTTGCAATTTGTTCTCTTTTTTCTATAGCCATAATTCAGTGTAACACTTTTGTTAGGGGTTAATAATAGACCACGCGCTTCTTCGATAAGAAATTTGCCTCATCTGGATAGTCTGCATCTAAAGACAAAAACCCGCCTTGCCTAAATCTCATCAATGCCATTGTAGCACTATCACAATAATCGTCGTGGTCACCATACGGGAAACTTGCCATTTCTTCGATAACTTCATCGCTAAATGTCTCATCTGGCGCCCAAACCATCCCGCTTTCAAATATTGGGGCCACCGAATTCATTCTTGCTACCTTGTCCTGGCCTCTGCTTGGAGTATACGCTGTTACCGGAATTCCCATACGCCTTAATTCTTGCGTTAAGGGGGTACCGCTTGCTTTAGCTTCTATTAATACGCAATCAGGCTCCCAATACTTATATTCATCATAAGCCAGTTTCTTTAATTCTGGGAAATCTACGCGCACTCGTTTAGCATCTAATAACATTATTTGTTCAGCGTCTTCATCTCCAGCTATACCTGGTTTAAAAATAGCCCAAGTAGTTATTGCTGAGTAGTCGGCTGTTTCTTTGGCACTAAAAGCTGTATCGTAACTTTGTATCACATAAGAATATGGCGGTACTTCGTCTTTTTCCCACCGGTTCCACCACTCTCTTTTTACAATAGAGCCAGATTCTGCTGTTGGGTTCTGGAGCCACTGACTGTTCCATTTAGCTACTGGTAAAGAAGCTTTGACCGAAAGCAGCTCTTCTTTTTTCCAATATTCTGGCCATAACGGTTCTTCAGAATCAGGCATGATAGCTGGAAATTCTACTACCTCCCACTGATCTGCGTGTTCTGCACTTTGATTTTTTAAGACCTTTCCAACCAAGTCCTTCGTAGACCATCTTGTCATAACTATTATTATTATGCCGCCTGGCTGTAAACGCTGTCTTGGTCCAGATGTGTACCACTCATAAGCCGACTCCATTGCAGTCGGTGACAAAGCGTCTTGCTCTGAGTGTGGGTCATCGATAATGAGCAAATCTGCACCACGACCTGTGATTGCACCACCAACACCAGCGTAAAAAGATTCTCCTTCTTGGTTTGTAGTCCATCGACCAGCTGACTTGTTATCTGCCTGGAGCTTTAGATCTGGGAAAACCCTTTGATAATCCTCGCTATCAATGATATTTCTGACTTTACGCCCAAACCTGACAGCAAGCTCGGCGGTGTGTGTTGTTTGTATTATCTTCAGGTCACCACGCAAACCCATCATCCAGCTTGGGAAGTAGGTACTAGCAAACTCAGACTTTGAGTGTCTTGGTGGCAGACATACTATCAGCCGTTTTAATTTACCTTGGGCTATCTTGTTAAACTTTTCGCCTATTATTTTATGGTGTCGCCCTTCTATAAACTCTGGCCAAAGATGCTTTACATAGCTAATAAAATCTCCCTGGCACTCATCTTGTAGTTCTATTTGGTCATATCGATTTAATAGAGCAACAGCCTCTGTCTTGTCTTGTTGAGACAGAACATCAAAATCTTTAAGAGAAACTTCAGGCATGACGTAAAATTATACCTCGTGCCATTCTTTGTTTTGAAATAACAAGCCTTCGGCTTCACGTCGGCGTATTAAACCTTGTAGCGTTTCACCGCCGGCTTTGTTCCACCGTTTCATTTCGCTTGGCACTTTGTCGTGCGACCCTTCGTTTAAAACGCGGAGCATAGTTGAGCTTCGGAGGTTTGAGCCACCTAAATTAAATGTCCAAGCAACCAGAGCATCAAATTGATTTTGCTCTAGATCTACTTCGACGGATTTATTAACTTCTTCTTCAAATACAGCCACATCTTCAAGCAACAAAGCATCTGCTCGTTGTTGTGATATTTCCATATCCATGCTTACTCCGCTTGTGCTGCCGTATCCAATTGTTGGAACATCAGCAGCGCACTTATATGCCTTAAGTTCGCACCCTTCAAATTTTTTAATTAATGCAAGACCTTCTTGCGAAATTTCCATATCATTCATATTATTCTCCCCATGTTCCGTCATCTCTGACTTTTGCTTTTTTTGTACCACCCCAATAAGGAGCAGCCAAACCTTCTTCAATAAGTTTTGCACAAATATCGTTTCCTTCGCTGTCGTATGGAATTGCGAGGAGCCTTCCGTATTTTCCACGACCTAACGACTTTATTTTTATATCACCTGTTAATAATTCCTTCAATCTAGCTTTTGCTTGGTGACCTAATTCTTTTTCTCTAGTTCTTTCAGGTTGTCTTTTGGTGTTAACCCTGCTCTCCGGAGTATCAATTCCAGCCATTCTAACCGATTGATTGGCTAATTTGACTTTGAAGCCCAAATCTATCTCACTTAATACAAAACCGTCTCCATCTATGACCCGTTCTAATTTTGCGTTATAAACAAACGCATCTGGTGCATCACTCATCTTTATTCTCCTTTTTTGCGGGAGTTTCTTTATCTTGCTCCCTATAATATTCAATAATTGCTAAAACATTGGTTATGTATCTTTTTAGCTCAGCCATGTTCATGCTAAGCGACTCATATCCTTGGGTGCTAAGAGCGTAGTAAGCCTCTGGTGGTGCCTTTCCTTCTTCTACTAATACTAAATACTCAGCCATAAGTTCTGGTGTAAGAACCCTCCAAGTCAGATCTTGCATATTTACTTCAAGCGGCATCGGAGGGTGGTACATCGGAGCCGCTAAAGTAATGGTTTTTACTTCAAGCGGTTGTGTACTAGGCAGCAATGAGCAGCTGCACATGAGGAACAATAAACTAATTAGTAAGAGATTTTTCATCAAACATATTTGGGTTGGTTAAGGCGACAAAGTCTTGGCCGACTTTCTTAGTGCCTTTATTAATTATTTTTTCTATTAGACCAGGCTTAGCCAATGCCAAGTTACCTAGACTGTGTCTTTGAAACGTATTACGAAGCTGGTTTACTTCACGCATTGCTTCTTGGTTCTGTGCAGCAAGAGCGTTAATTTGTTCTGTGGTTTCCTTTTGCTTAGACAGGTAGTTATCGATGGATACGTTTTGCTCTTCAATCTTGCCTTTCAAAACAATAGTATTGCCCTTAAGTGTCGCAATCTCGTTAGCCTGATACTTTATGTAGTACGCAGAACCCCCAGAGACTACAATTAAGAGGCCGGTGGCAATGATTGCAAGTTTGAATCCCATGTATACACCCTCAGTTTACTTTCCTTACCCTTTACTTTAATCGGTTCTAGTTCTTTTAGCAAATATTTGCATCTTTTTGCAGTTTCGTACCCAATGATAATATCAACTCCAACTTCTTTTGTGCTCGATTCGTATCGAGCAGCCTCGTTCACGCAATTTCCTATTGCTGTGTAATCGAACCTGGTTGAGCTACCCATATTTCCTACACACGAAGTGCCTGACTGAAGGCCCACGCCTATGGCAATTTCTTGCTCCATTGTTTTGTTTAGTTCTTTAATACGTTCTTGGATTCTTACTGCTGCCTCAACAGCCCTGTCTTCGTGTTTGGGTAAATCCAAAGGTGCCGAAAAAATTGCCATGCAAGCATCTCCAATAAATTTGTCAATCATTCCACCTGAACGCTGTATTTCCTCTACCTGGATGGTTAGGGTGGTGTTCATAATGTTTGCCACTTCTTCTGGCGTCATCTTTTCACTCATTGACGTAAAATTTCGTAAATCGGTAAACAAAAACGTGCAATAACGCAATTCACCGCCTAATTTAAGCAGATCTGGTTGTTTTTGGAGCTGCTTGACCTGTCTAGGGTCAAGATAATGCTCAAATTGCTTCTTAATTTGCTGTCTTAGCTTAAATTGTTGCCTAAAATTAAGATAAAACGCCGTAGAGGCTGTAAAAAACTGTGAAATCAAAGCCCAGCTAACGTCTATGAGGACCCCTTGCTGTATAAGGTACACTCCGCTATACCCTGTAAGGGCAAAAACAACGGCAAAAGCACTTACACCTAGGGTTATGCCTAAATTAAGAACCAGGAACCAAGTTAAGGCCACTGTAAGCAATAATATGGCCAATTCAGCTGCTAGTGCGTAACCTGGCACATACGGGCTGTTTTGTATCAAGATACTTTCCGCCAGGGCCGCTTGTATTTGGTGGGGATATTTATAACCGGCACTTGTTGCTAGTTGTGGCATGATGCCTTTGGCCGTAAAACCAACAAAAACAAACTTTCCGGCCACGTCCATCTCTGCAAGATCGGTTTCTGGAGTATTCACGAAACTTATCCACTTGCGCCCTAATGGGTCTACTTTGACCGGATCAAGGCCTTTTACCCGTATTTCTTCTATACCATTATCACTGGTCTTTATAATATAGGTATCTGCCTCGGCTAGTATTTTTAAGACCTCGGTACCAAATGCGGGCACCCATCCATCTGGTGTGCGCAACAATAAAGGTAATCTTCTTACTAATGAGTCTATCTCTGGCCTAGCAACAGCAATTCCTTGGCTGGCGTTTTGTTTTAAGATCTCAATGTTTTGTATAACGCCTTGTGCAGCAATACCACTAACATCATCGCCTAATATTACTGTTCCTGTTGTCGGAGGATAATCACCGCTGTCGTTTTCAAACATAGCCAGCACGCTGGGACCGTATGAAAGGGCTTCTGCAAACTGAGCATCGCCACCGAAACGGTCTGGCTGCGGAAACGCAATAACATACCCGACGCCCATAGCGCCTTCATTTAGTAAGTCTATCTGTATCCTGGCTAGGGTTTGTCTGCTGAGAGGGTAGCCACCCTCTTTTTCTATATTGGCTTCTGTTATATTCAGCGTTGTAAAGTAGCCACTGGGTTCTTGTTCTACAACAAGCGTATCAAACGTCTTGAGCTTTAATATCTCGTAAGGCGCAATCTCGTAAATTATTGGAGCACTTAGCAGCCCTAATAAAAGTACCAAGATCCAGTTTTTCATTATTCTTGTGTAATGCTAATGGTCTTAGTGCAATTGCTTATACAGTTAAAGGTAACCGAATAAGCTTGGTTGTTTACACCCCTCTGTATGACATTGACATTGTAGTCATCGGTATAAAACTTCATGTTTGCTGAGTGAGATCCATTGCCTTGTTGTGTCAAGACTACTTTACTATTATCAGCATCGTTATACCAAAAAATGTCAGCATCTTTATTGCCAGATCCTTTTTGTATTACCCTGGTTGAATTGTT